CCGCGTTGAGGCCGACCTGAAGAAGAAGGGGCTGGATCCGCATCTGGCCTATGATCCGGCATCGCCGTATTTTCTCGGAGATCCCAAGCGCATCGCGAAATGGTCCTCCAGCATGCAGCAGGATCTGCAGGAACGGGCCACGGCGCCGAAGTCGGTCAATCTGACTGGGGACGGCAGCCAGATCACTGGCATCGAGACCAAAGAGGTGCCGATCTCCCGTGACGCGCCGCGCACCGCCGGCAGCACGTACATGACCCCGATGGGACAGATGAAATGGACCGGGACCGGCTGGGTGAAGCCGTGACCGAACTGTCCGACGAACAAGTATTCGGAAAGCCGCAGGAAATGAGCGACGACCAGGTGTTCGGCGATCGGATGCCGGACGCGCTGCAGACATCCGTGCCCGAGGCGTTCCCAGACCGCGTGCGCGCGGGCCAGGTGCTGAGCCGGATCACGATGGCCGCTATTCAGAGCGGCAAGGAGGGTCTCGGCACCGGAACGCCGACCGGGTTCGAGGACGAGACCCTCAATCACCTGATCGATTTGGGTATCTTCCACGACCCCGCGAGCGGCCGTGGCGGGCCGATCCAGATGGCGAACGAGGCCGTGCTGATGCCGGCCGCACAACTCTGGGAAGGGATAACCCGGGCGACATCAGCCGGCATCCACGGCGCCGGCGGGGCGTTCGGCCAGCTTGTCGAGGAATTCGGCAGTTCGGAGGGCCATGCCAACCGGGCCAAGAACGAGATCATCAACTTCGGCAACTGGGCGATGATCGAAGCCGGCATGGGCCGGTTCTCGCGGCCGGCCGCCACCCCACAAGGCGTGTTGGATCAGCCCGTCGGCGGGCTGCCGCGCGCAGAGGATTTCAGCAACGCCGGCAAGGTGATGGAATCGCCGCACGCCGAGGCCAACCTCAAGCGCATGTGGTCGGAAGACGGCATCCACCCCGCCGAGGCCGTGCACGACGCGCAGGCCGATGCGTTTCTCAAGCACGAGATCACGGCGCCGCGGATTGCCGCAGAGCCACCTAAACTGACCCATTGGGAATCTCGGCAATCTGAAGAAGGCCCCGCCCACCTTCTCAACATCGAAACCGCTGGAAAAAACACCGGGTACATCTCTCTCACCGAGCGTGAAGGTGGCAAGGAGCTCTATATCGACAACACTTCCAATGAAGGCCGCGCCAATGCCAGTGGCCCAGCATTCGTTCGTTCGCTCATCCCGCAACTCCGTGAAATGTTTCCCGATGCTGAATTTGTGTCCGGATATCGCAGTTCTGGAGCGCGTGAGAAAGCCGATCTTAGCATTGAAGATTCATTCACCAAGGTTCGCATTCGGCCGAAGGCAGAGGAGCCAGTCGTCGTTGGCGGCTATCCAATCCCGCGAGAGGATTTCGATGCGCTGGAGGAAACCGGCGGCAAGCCCGGGGATCTCGGTGCCGCCGCGACCGACCCGCCCGACGTCTCTCCCGCCGTCTCTCCCACCCGTCCGCCGGGCAGCCTCGCCGCGACGTTCAAGGCCGCCGGAGACACGTTGTTCGACATCGGCCGCGATGCCCAGATGCTGACCGCCCCGATGGCGCGCGGCACCACCGACAGCATGGCGATCGCCAAGGACTTCGCCAACTCGCTGCGGCGCAATCGCTGGGACTGGTCGCGGATGGACAAGGACATCGCCGACCGCTTCACCCCGGAGCAGCGCGCGCGGATGTGGACCGCAGCGGATGAGGAGAGCGTCTCGCTCCAGCTTGGGGAGCCGGCACACATGCGCGAGCACCAGGGGCTTGCGACGCTGACCCCGGCAGAACGGGCGGTGGTCGAGGAGCAGCACGCCCGGGCGCAGAACGCATGGGTTCGCGCGCGCGATGTCGGCATGGTCGAGGGCGAGGGGTTGCCGGCCTACACGCCGCGCATGATCATCAACGCCATGGGGGCCGGGTCGAAGGAAACCGCGCTGGCGCTGGACGGCATCGGCCGGAACCTGAAGACCAAGACCGCCAACATGCTGAAGCGCAAATATCTGGAATCGCAGGAGACCGAGGCCGCGGCCAAGGCCAAATACGGCGATGAGGCGATGCTGGCGCGTGACATCCGCGTGCTGCCGCTGGCGACATCGCAGCTCGAGGACGCCATCGCCGGCCGCACGCTGATCAACAACATCAAGGCCTATGGCGAGAAGACCGGCGCCGACACGGTCGTCGAGGGGGCAATCCCGGTCGGCGGCGACACCAAATGGTTCACCCTCGACCATCCCGCGTTCCGGACCTGGCGGCCAAAGTTTCAGGAGGTCGACGGCAAGGTCGAGATACTGAAAGACACCGAGGGCAAGACCGTCTTCGAGCAGGTCCCGCTCTATGTCCACGGCGATTTCGAGGGCCCGCTGCGCGCGGTGCTCAGCCAGCAGTCCGGCCCGCTCTACGGCGGCATGATGGCGCTCAAGGGCAAGACCATGAGCCTGATCATGAACTCGCCGATGATCCACAACGCGGTGGAGTGGGGCCGCGCGCTGCCGGCGATGCCCGGCAAGGTGGCGACGTTCAAGGTCTATTTCGAGGGCAACCGCGCCAAGAACAACGTGCCGCTGATGCATGAGGCGATCGATAGCGGACTGGTCCCGATCGGCCACCGCTTCTTCAACCAGGATATCACCTCGATCATGGAATCGCCCGACCTGACGCCGGGCCGCTCGTGGACGGCGAAGGTGCTCGGCTTCGTGCCCGGCCTGTTCGACGAGGGCGCCGGAACTGCCGTCAAGACCGCGATCGATAAGGCCGGCGACTTCTGGCACAACACGCTGCTGTGGGACCGCATCGCCGACCTGCAGATGGGGCTCTATGTCAACTTCCGAGCCGACGCGATCGCCAAGGGGATCGATCCGCAGACATCGTCTCGCATGGCTGCGCACTTCGCCAATCGCTATGCTGGCGCGCTGCCGAAGGAGGCAATGAGCGACGCTGCCACCAAGGTGGCAAACATGCTGATGTTCTCGCGCTCGTTCACCATGGGCAACCTGGGCGTGATCAAGGACATGCTCACCGGCCTGCCGAAGGACGTGCTGGCGCAGATCGAGCGCGACGTGGGCGAGGTCAATCCGACGGCCGCAGGCTATGCCAAATCGCTCGCTCGCCGCAAGGCCATGACCGTGGTCGCGGCCGACATGGCGCTGATGTATATCGGCAATTCGCTGCTGCAGAACGCCTTCAACGTCATGACCAACGACTCGACGCTGGAGAAGGAATACCAGGGCTATGCGACCCGTTTCCTCGCCAAGATGCAGGCGGTGAAAGAACACCCGCTCGAGCTTGTCCAGCCGCTCCGGCTGCTGTCCGACCTTTCCTCGACCAGCGAGAATGAGCCCGGGAAACAGGAGCGGATCCACATCGGCAACGCCGCGGACGGCACCGCGATCTACATGCGCAACCCGGCCGGCAAGATCGGCGAAGAATTCATCGGCTACATGACCGGACCGCTGGACATGATGCGGCGCAAGCTCGGCACCATCGCGCGCCCGGTGTGGCAGGTCATGTCGAACGACAAGGGTTTCGGCCGCAAGATTTACGATCCGGACGCCGATACCCCCGGCAAATACCTGTCGAACATGGGCAAGATCGCGGCGCATATCGCCGGGTCGCAGCTGCCGGAAGGCCAGATCGGTGCGTTCTCCGATCTCGTGAAAGGCGAGGGTGACAAGAAGGTGGCGGCGCTGCAGGCGCTCGGCCCATTTGCAGGCGTCACCTTCGCCAAGGGCGCGCCGGGCGGTATGGCGGTGGGCGAGATGTACGCGAACAAGTCGCAGTTCGAGTTCCGGGTGAACCAGGCCATGCCGGACATCCGGCGCCAGATCCTGCGGGGCGACATCCCGGGTGCGCAGAAGGCCATGACCGGCATCGGGATGGACGCGAGCTATCAGGGTTGGGTGGTCAAGACCACGCTGAACCCGGCCACACGGCTCGGCCCGAAGGCGCTGAGAGACTTCTACCGAACGGCCACGCCGGAACAGCGGGCGCGGATGGAACGCGCCCAGCAGGCCCCTGCGCAACCCTGACGGTGCGTTGCTGGAAAGGGTGGTTTTGCCACCTTCCAGCATGCGAATTTTCCGAACAGCCATAGCCGGCATCACCCTTTCGCTGCTCGCCGCGAGCGCCTCGGCGCAGCAGTTCCCGACGGTCCCCGACCGGACCGTCATCGGCCGCATCGGCACCGGAAGCGGCTCGGGCCCGTCGCAGGCCATCCCGTTCGCAACACTGCTCACCAACCTTGCATCTCCCCTGCCGGTCCTGAACGGCGGCACGGGCCTTTCGGCCGCCAGCGGAACATCGCTGCCGCTATGGTCGACCGGCGCCACGGGCGGCCCGCTCGCCTATCGCGCCATCGTCGGGACGGACCTGCCGAATCCATCGACCACGACGCTGGGCGCCGTCTTCTCGCTGCCCGTCGCATCCAACAGCGTGTTGTCGGGGATCGGCAACGACGGCGTTCCGACGCTGGCGACCACGACCGGCACCGGCAGCGTTGTGCGGGCGACTGCCCCAACGATCGCGGGGCCGACAATCACTGGGCCATCAATTACCGGCGGCGCGGCGATTGCCGGAACCGTTGCCCTGACCGGTACCAGCACGACACTCTTGAGTGCCGGCCGTTTGGGCATCACGACGCCCGTGCTCAATCTGGATTCCAGCAATGCTTCGAGCATTACCGGTATCAATATTGTCGGCCAAGCCACCGGCAACGGGGTGAACATCACGGCGATCGGGGAGACCAACGTTCCGATCGTCATCAATGCTGCCGGTAATGGCACCATCAACTTGAACAGCGCCGGCACCGGTGTTGTCAATTCGTTCCGAAACTTCTTCATCAATCACGACACGAATCCCACGATCACACTTGGATCGGTCGGCGGCTCGCTTGCCCATCTCTCCACGCCGGGCACGTCCGGGCTGGCGATCACCACCGGCGGCGGCGATCAGGTCAACATCGTGAGCACGGCCTCTGCGAACCGTCAGGTGACTTTGACGGGCTCGAACGGCGGCAACCCGACCATCGCGACCACGGCCGGAAATCTGGCAATTACGCCCGCCGTGGCCCTGAACGGCGGATTGACCACGCCACTGGCCAAGGCCCAAGGCGGCACCGCCAACACCGCGGAAAGCTGGCAGTATATCGAAACGCTGACCGCCAGCGCCTCGGCGACGCTCACGACCAGCACGTTCACGTCCGCGTTCGATGACTACGTGTTCGTGTTCGACAACATCGTCCCGGCCACCGATAGCGTCGGTTTCAACGCCACGGTGGAGAGCGGCGGATCGTTCCAGGCAACCACATACCTGAACGCCACGGCGCTGACGACCGCCATCGATGTCGAAACCCTCTCGACGATGTCGAATAGCGCCGGCAAGGGCTTCAACGGGACGCTGTTCCTCAACAACGTGAATTCGACGTCGGTCAACAAGTTCATGACGGGCCGCGGTGTCCTTGCGGTTACCGCCACCTTTGTCCCGACTTCCATCAACGTGGCCGGGTATTGGAACGGCGGGCAGGGCGCGGTGACCCGCTTGCGCTTCCAGATGTCGTCCGGCAATATTTCTACCGGAACGATCAAGGTCTACGGGATAAGGAACAATTGATGATCGCGCGCGCCGGATTTCTTCTGCTCTGCCTGCTGCCGTTCAACGCGTTCGCTGATGTGCTCCATCCGGCCGATATTTCGCCGCAGCCGGTTTTAGCCTATGGCACGGTCAAGCTGCGCTCCGCATATACCGGAGCGGCGCTGACGGCCTGCAAGACATCGTGCACGGTGTCGCAATCGATCGGCTTCACCGGTGACAATCTCGACACCACGGCGCTGGACACGTTCCTCGGCAGCACCATCGGTCAGGTCTCAATCTGGAATGAGCAGATGGGGTCCGGCGCTGCCAATTTGGTCGGAACGCCGACGGAGTCGCCGAACATCAAGGATCTGGCGATCGGCAGAGCCCGGTCGCTCGTTTTCCAGGGCGGCTCACAATCCGGCGCGCTCGCGTGGCTCCAGGCCGTAACGACGGGGCTCGGCATCACGGCCAACACCTGGACGGTGATGATGGTGGTGCGGCCGTCATCGTCGCAATACTGCAACCAGGGCGGCGCTCCTGGACTTTCCGCCGGCGCGCTGGTCAATTTCGCAAAATCGGGTGGTCCGAGCGTTCTGGAAATCTACAACAACAGCCAGGCGGCGGGGGATGGCTCGCATACCGGGCCGGGCGGCTGGCAGGTGTCAGACGCGACGGCGTTCGATTTCACCTCGCCTGATTACATGGTCCCGACCATGCCGCAGGTTCTGACGATCACGTCGGGATCGCACGGGGTTCGGGTCTACGTCAACGAGCAGGCCCGCTCGACAGCTTCACGTTCGGCGCTCACCGATCCGGTGATTTTGATGCGAATCGGCGCGCTTTTTGCCTCCGTCGCGGGCGCGAACGGCCGGTCATTCGATGGCATGTTGTCTGCTGCGATGGTGTGGAACACCGAACTCTCGGAGAGCGACGCGGCAACGCGGCGGGCCGCTCTCTACAACCGATTCTCGATCGACCCGCGCACCACGGGGTTCAACTCGTATTCCGTGTCGATCTTCGGAGACAGCATCGCAGCGGGCTACATCGCATTCGGCCTGTACGGCTATAGCGGCTATCTTCCTGCGCTACTCAACCACGGCGCCCAGACGCGCATGCTCAGTTTCTCGGTGCCGGGCTCGACGCTGACCAACAACCCGTATGCGCCGTTCGCCTACACCAGTACGATGGGGTTGTTCCCAGGTGTTGCTTCCACGATCCCCTCGAGCAAGCTCGGCCGCGTCGTCGTCATCCACGGCGGCGGCAATGATCCGCTGAGCGGTCCGGGATTCCGCAACGGCACGTCGCACGGCAACGCCATCATCACCGGACTGCCGACGACCGCCGACCTGACCCCGGGCATGTACGTCTACAAGTCCGACATCGCGGTGCTCAGCACGATCCTGACGGTCGACAGCGCCACCCAGGTCACGATTACCCCGGGCACCGCCAGCAGCTCGATCACCAGCACGGTGATTTTTGGTGCTGTTTCTCCCGCCACGGTAAAGGCCGGCGTCGACAGCCTGACGACATCAGCGCTCGCCGCCGGTGCGACCGGTGTGGTCGTAAGCACCATCCTACCGCGCAACGACGTCTATCAGAATTTCATCGTGGCGGCGAACACACTGATCCGCGGGGGCGGTGGCTACACGCTGGCGGACTGCGCGGCGTATCCCGGCCTGAACACCAATCCGGGCCCCGACTACGGCGACAGCGGGCACATGTCGGCGCTCGGAAATCAGCACATGGCCGCTTGCCTCGCGCCGTACATCAATGCGTTGATGCCCTGAACAGGGCCGTAACGGCGGCGGGTGCGTTGCTGTAGTTCCACCCGAAAATGCATGGTCTCCCCACAACAGGAGACCTCCATGAATCCGAATCCAGAACAAGTCAAAAGCGCAGTGCGGTGGCTGATCACCACATTCGGCGGCGGCGTCGCCGGCTGGTTTGCCGCGAAGGGCTGGTTCACCATCGATCAGGTGACCAGCGTCATCAATAGCCCGACGACGGTTGCGGTGGTCGCCGCGCTCGTTTCCGGCGCATGGGGGCTTATCACGCACACCCAGAAAAACGCGGTGACTGTCGTCGACACCATCGCGAAGCAGCCGGACAGCCCGGTCAAGGCCGTCGTCATGGAGCCGACAATAGCGGGCCGCGAGCTCGCCGATTCGCTGCCAGGCAATACCACCGTGGTTGCGGGGACGACCGCGGCCGTCACTCTGGCGAGGGCCGCGTGATGCGCAAAATCCTCCTCATCGTCGCGCTGTCCCTGTCGCTCACTGGCTGCGCCAGCTTGCAGTTGGCCACCAAGACCATCGACAACCCGGTTACCCGGACCCAAGAGGCCGAGGTTGAACTCGTCCTCGACACTTTCGTCCAGGGACCTCTCAAGGCTTACAAGAGAGCCTGCGTCGACGGGGCTGCAGACGTGAACTGCCGCGACAACATCGCCAGGGTTCAAGTCTACACCCGGCAGATCAAGCCGCTGGTCAAGCAATTGCGTGACTTCGTTGATGACGACGACCAGATCAACGCCATTAAGATCTACAATCAACTGACTGACCTTTACAGGAACATCAAGGCCGCTGCCGCCGCAGTCGGGATCAGAGTCGGAGGTGCGACATGAACGTGAACGCAGCTAAGATCTTTGATCTTATCGAGAAGGGCCTCGTCTTGCTCCCGACCCTGATCGAAGCGGGCGTGGATGTCAGGCCCCGCATTGAGAAGCTCATCAGCCTGAGCAAGCAGGCTGCGGCTGGCCATCCGATCTCAGCCGCCGACCTTGCCAAGATCAGGGCCGACTTCGACGCTGATCTCGACGACTTCAACAAGCCGATACCATGAGCAGAGGCCCGATCACCCAAGCCGAGCGTAACGCGATGGTGAAGCGCTTCGAGCGCTCCACCCAATGCCGGCTGAGCCCGAAGGCGCTGCTGGAGGATCAGTGGCACCACAGCAGCATCGTGATCTATGACGAGGAGTATGCCCGCCTCGTCGAGATGATCCGGGGGCAGCCCGAGGCCAAGCCGGTGTGCCCCTACTGCAAGAACTCGCCCTTCGGCATGGACGTTGACCGCTGCCCGGTGCACGGGGAGGGCTGCGCATGAGGACGCTGCAGCAGATCGCCCAAGACATGCGCGACAGCGACATTGATCAGGGCCACGCGGGCGCCGGTGTCCAGTGGGGCCGGTACGAAGTGCTGGCGCGGGTCGCCGTTGAGCGGATGGGAAAAGCCGGGCTGATCAGCGAGGCAGTGCTGAACTCTATCCTTGAGGGCAAGTCGTGAAAATCCGCTGGGATGCCTCGCCATTCGAACAGGCCTGCATCTGGCTTGGCGGGTTTGTCTTTCCGTGGAGTGGGATAGCCCTCGGGTTTTGCGTCATCGCTGGTGTGGTGTGACAATGGCCGAGGCAAAGCCTACCGAAATGGTGTCGTTGAAGGAGCACTTTGAGACGGTTCTCGCGCTCAATGACCGGTTACTGGCCGAACGCGATCGACGTTACACTGAAGTCAATATCGAGCGCGAGAAGGCGCTGACGATCAAGGAGGAGGCGGACCGTCGCGCGCTGGAACTGGCGCGCGAGATCCAAGCATTTCGGGACGAGAAGGCGAACGGGCTTCTCGATCTGGTCAAGAGTGAGCGCGGTAGCTTAGCGACGAACAAGGATATCGAGCCGCTCAAGGCGTATGTGTCCGCTCAGACTGGCCGAGGGGTCGGCATGAATGCCCTAGCCGGATGGATGGTAAGCCTGATCACGATTGGCATCGCCCTCGCGGTATATGCGAGGCACTGACATGCAGATCATCGGGGTATGCTCAGAGCCTGACTACACCAACGGGATCTCCAAGGTTCTCATGACCATCCACGGAGACAAGCAACCTGAGTATGTACTTTTCAATCTGCTCAAGGAGCGCATCGAGTTCAAGGCCGGGAAAACCTATCGCATCACGATAGAGGAGCAGGATTAATGCAAGCGACCCAACCCAATCGGTCGAAACGATCGGGCCGGGTCTGGCCACCCACAGAGCGAGAGAGGCTCCACAGATGGTTGATCTCATCGTACTTCGATTGAAGTTAATAGTTTGACTACGCTACGATTCGTCGAGCAGGAGAACAACATCTTTGTCCGGCTGCTGGGCCTTGCCCAGTACGGACTGAAGATGTCGCATTGCGACGCGGTGACCGCGGACGGAACCTATATCGGCGCGCATCTGCTCGGCGGTGTGCAGGAGCTGCAACCGGGATATGACGCTGGCTTCAAGCAGGAGACGTTTGTTCTCCTGAAGACCACTCCGGAGCAGCACGCCAAGTTTTTAGCGTTCCTCCGCAGCCATCTCCACGAGCCCTACGACCCGATCTCGGTCGTCTATTTCTGGGGCCCGTTCAGCAGCAAGAACTGGCAGGACCCCCGCGCGTGGACGTGCAGCGAGTTCATCGCGGAGGGGCTGATAGCCTGCGGCTGGCTTCCGCGGAACGCCAAGGTGCCGTCCATCAGACTCGCCCCGCGCGATCTCTATTACTTGACCAGCACTTTGGAAGCGATGGCCAGCGGTGGGACGGATGGATGACCTGCTCGCTCTCTTCAATGTGCAGTGCATGGCCGCTGGATCTCTCGGCGGTCTCGTCCACGCCTGGCAACTCGAGAAGGCTACGGCATGGGACGTCGTGAAATACATCGTCATGGGCGCGCTGGCGGCGAACTTTATCGCACCGCAGTTGTTGAAGATGTTGGCGGTGTTCCCCATCGGCTTCGTGGCCTTTGGCGTCGGGATGAGCGGAAAGCATCTCTGCCTGCTTATCGAACTGGCTTTCAACAAAGTGGGCGTACTCAGGAAAACCAGAAATGAATGAACTCGTCATCGCGTTTTATGATCTCGTCGCCTTCTCCGGCGTGCTGTTGCTGATGTACGTCATCCGGCAGGCGCAGAATGACCTTCATCTCAACCGGACGGATCGACCTCGGGTGATGCACTGGCGCAAGGTCACGTTCTTTGCAGATGCGGTTTACGTCCTGCTCACGATATTCTTTCAGGACTACTGGCTCGCCCATCCGTCGGTGATTGTAACCGGGTTGGTGGTGACTGGCCATGTTGCCGGCGGCATGTCGATCCTGGCGGTCAGCGTAGTTTCGATGCGTGAGCGCGCCCCGCCGAGCCACGGTCACGGCTTCCGGGTCAATACGGGAAGCATCTGGCGGTCGCGGTTCGGCCGGTGAATCACAAGGAGGACTGACCATGCTCGCCTCTGTCATCACGTTCCTGATCTATGTCTGCGTTCTCGCGCTTGTCATCTATCTCGTGTTATGGGTTCTGCGAGATGTCCTCGGCCTTCCGATTCCGGAAAGGGTGATCCAGATACTCTGGGTCATCGTCGCGCTGATCGTCATCCTCTGGCTGGTCCAGATGGTGATGGGCGGCGGCGGGTTTCACATGCCAATGCTGAGGTAGCTGACATGCGAATCGACATATTTCACCACTTCACGCCGGATGCTCTGGTCCTGAGCCGGCTGGACGACATCGAAGACAAACTGGACCAGATCCTCGAAGGAGAACAAATCATCATGTCTATGGAAACCGACGCCCTCGACCAGGCCGAAGCTGCAGCGGCTGCCAATGCTGCGGCCGACGATTCCGCCGAACAACTCCTCATCACGCTCTCAAAGATGGTAGCGGACCTGAAGGCCAATACGACCGATCCCGCGACCGTCGCTCGCATCACTGCGCTGGCCAACGCGATCAGCGGCCGCGCGAAGCAGCTCGGCGAGGCCGTCGCCGCCAATACGCCGGCAGCGACCACCTGACCGTCCCTCACCCCGCGCTCGAGACAGGGCGTGGGGCTTTCTCTCCCGTGTCGCAGATCATCAACGCAATCCCGATCGGAATGGCGCAAAAGCCGATGGCGACCGTCGCCAGGATCATGCCGCGGCAGACCATGTTGACGACCGGGGAATAGTTGGTGCTCAGCATGGGATTCTCCGTTTAGCTTACACAGGCAAACGTGCGGGAAAACGATAGGTCCATTTCGACCAAACATGCATTCGGTCGATTTGATCCCGCTTCTCATGATTCCCTCGCTATCTCACCGTTAAGGATCACGGATTGCGTGAAGTCCAGCAGCGATCTTTCCATGCCGCACGTTGCATCCGACCACCACGCCGCGATCTCGACAACTCGAGCCTCGCCGATGCCCAGCAGCTCGGCGATGTCTCTGGTGTCTTTCCGCGGGCTCTTGAGCCGCAGATATCCGCGCAGATCACGATCAAACTGGCTGTCGCCATAAGTCATCGTTAGGGTGACTCCGGCATTGGCATCCAGTGGGTTGGCTGTACCCGTAGGGGTCTCCAGTTGCCACTATGGCGCCAGCAGTTCTGGCCCTTCCGTGTGACTCCTCCATAGCCCCAAAATCCCATTACGACCAGGCTTTGGGGGCAAGCCAAAAGTCGAACTTCGCCGGTCTTTGGTGCTGTCGAGATCGGGCGCCATTTCATCAGGCGCCGCCCCACGGATTTGTATATTGGCTTCGTCATGATTCTCCTTGATGTGATGTTAGCGTGAAGCCAAAGCCTCGCTTAGGCGGATGCAGAGGATCGTCTTCAGCTCCTCGGCCGTGACGAGCATCATGTCAGGTTCGTCGTCTGGACTGGTTCGATCAGGCAGCTCGGCCACACTGATGACCGAATTCACGAACTGGTCGAACTCACTCATTTTGCCCTGTTCAAACCCTGGCGAGGAGAAGCCCCGGCGCAGTCCAATCACGTTGCTCATGGCGCTTCCTTTAACTGCTGATGACCGCAAGGCCGCCAATGTGTCGGCGCCAGCGCGGTCGGGTTTTTAAACTCCGGTCCGGTCCACCATATTTCTAGTTGAACCGGCCTTCCGAGCGCATACCAATCGCGCTTGTAGACACAGACTCCCTGATGCAACCGCCCGGGGGGCGTTCCGAACCCCGGCCACAAGCACTCTACTTGCGTTTCGTCTCGCGGCGCGGTATCGATCGACAACCAATCAGACATAGCTTTAACTACCTATGAACGAGAGGGATCTCGTACCCGCAACTACGGCATTCATATTTTGCCGCGACGCGGCCGACACGAATGGTGTTCATGATCACAGACTTGCTGCGCAGTTGCCAGCACTGCGGACATTCTGGGCCTGCATCCAAGGTTGGATTCCCTGTTTTCATTTCGCTACCTGTCTAATTAGTGGATCTCGGCTTCGACTGTCTCAAAACCGATAGCCCTCATACCCTCGTCGGTGATGACGTAGCCTCGCGGCGGCTTATGCTGGTAGCGCGCCCATCCGTAACGGCACAACGTCGGCATGATATTGGGATGTCCATCCATAGCCTCAGCGATGGTTAGAGGGCGTCCGGCCTCAAACATGCGATTTAAGACCTCGCGTCGGTATGGCGTGATGTTGAATGTCTGTCGCATCTTTTTTCCCTGACGACGCGTTAACTCAATATTGCTGGTTCGCGTGGGCGAGCGCGCAAGATCTACAGTACGGTTCCCATTCGTCATATTCGATATTGACCTGGCGCCACCAAACTTTTTGACCGCGCCGCATAGTGTGTGACGGACGGTCCAGAGCGCCAACGCAATCGCGCTCGCCATCGGCAACTCCGGTCTGCTCAAAGCCCTCGATCTGCATGTGCTTTACCTTGCCGTCAACGTTAGGCGTCGAGCATGATGTGAACGAAGCTCGGATCGTCATGGCATTGGACGCGCTCGGCGCAGCCAGCCAAAGCCTTGTCGCCCTGGCGGCGGATCTGCCATCCGTGCTCGGTTCCGCATAGATTATTCCGGTCGGCGAAACTCTTCACCTGTTCGTCGTTCCATGATTTTGGAACGCAAACCTGCATATCCAAGGCACCACGTTTCGTCACTTGTGCTCCGTCGCTCATTACCGTCTCCTGCGTTTCCCCGCCGTCCCGATGACTGGCGCGGCCCTTGAAATGTCTCAACGTTCCTGATGCAGCGCGTTAGCGACGGTGCCGGGCTATTTCAGTCCATCGGAGCTTCGTTAGCTTGCCACGCCAGCCAACAGCATCGCGCAGGACGTAAGTCCAAAAATGCGGGATGCAGTAGCGCCAGCCGCACCATTCGAGGCGCGCTGTCTTTTTGCAGCCGCAAGCCCAACAGCGTCGCCGAATGACGGCGGCCTCTTCGGGCGGCGTATTTTCTTGGCTAGGAACGTCGCCCATCACTCGCACCCCGCAACCTGCACGTCCCACCCCTTGCCGGTGCGGTCCTCGTCCTGCTCCTGGTCGGGCCACATCCAACGCGCAGCCTCGCCCGCCTCTTGAGCCGTGCGGAAGGCTCCCTTCATGGTCTTGCCGTCCTTGTCGACGACCTCATAGCGAACAGGGCCAGAACGGCCGCGTGCTTCCTGCGTGCTAATTTTTTGATTTGTTCCGGTCATGTTCACCCTCGTTTGGCCCTGATCGTCGATGCTGATTTGTAGCGAAGCATTGTAATTGCAATGGAATTTCATTGTCCGCGGTTCTGCGGTTGTCCCCCCGGACGGGTCTTTTCCTCACTCTAAGCCTTTGATTTTCCTATGTCCGACTTCGCCGCGTGCTGATTGCGTGTCAAAAAGCTCGTCGGTCAGCGTGGCGTCCTGGATCGCGTGAGCGTAGGTCGCGAGCACCTGGTGAGGTGAATTCCAGCCGCCGAGCTTGGCGACCGTAGCCACGTCCTTGCCGGACTGCAGGAGCGTCGTAGCGAAGCCGTGGCGGCAGCAGTGGAAGGTGAGCCGGGGGAACCCAGCCTCACCAGCAGCCTCCGCAGCGGCGGCAATCGCCCGGTCCCAAGCACGCCGCAACATGGTCTCCGGGCGCCCGAACGGCGGCACATCGCGCGGCAGGTTGGCCAGCGCGATCAGCAGCCGGTTCGGCATGTGAGGTAGCCGCTGGCTCTTGGTCTTGGTCTGCCGGATCAGGACCACGCGGCGAATAAAATCGATGTCGTCCCACTTCAGCCGGCGCGCTTCGGAGATGCGGCATCCGGTCGCGAACAGGAAGATCGCCAGCGCGGCGGTTTCAGGGTCGGCTGCTGCGCAGAATTTGTCGATCCATTCAAGGGTGACGGGCTGCTTGATCTTCTGCTCGACGTCGAATCTACGAACCCGGATCGGGGCGCAAAGAACCATCTCGGCGCAATGGTTGATGACCGCCTGCGTCGGCGTGATCACCTGGCGGTTGCGGGTCGCGCCGCTGTCGTTCGGATGGATGTCGATCGCGCTCTGACGGATAGCCCCGGCTGTCATGCTCTTCACGCTCGCCTTCTTGCCCCAATGCGCCAGAATCTTCGCGAGGTATTTCCGCTCCCGCGGGGGCAGCGAGTGCGCCTTGAGGTACTGCTCAACGGCCCGCGTGAACGTCAGACCTTTCTTCGGTCCATTGGGACGACGTTCGCGGGCTGCGGTTTCGGCGTCGCGCGCGATGTCCGAGGCGGCTTTGCGGTTAGCTGTTTCAGTAGATCCTCGTAAGAGGTCTCCGTTGACCGTGCCTCGGTAGTGCCAGATGAAGCTTCCATCTCGCTTGTATCGCTTGAAGAGCTTGAGGGGCATCGGGTGGCCTCCAGGATCGCCTTGACGTCTTCCTCGATCAACACCATACGATTGGTCAGAACTCTACAGGCGCCTATGCGCTTGGCAAGCTTGCGCACAGACTTCGGGGACCACCCCATGTCGGCCGCAAACTGTTCTGGTGTGATCGCCTTCATGTGCTTTATCAGTTCGTTATCGCCAATCGGAAGGGCGGAATCCAGCGAGCCAAAGGACCGCGCCATCTTCCGTCAGCCATGTTGATTTGTCTTTGTGCCAGTTGTCCGGCAAGCCCCACTTGGCTTTCCCGGTCCAAGATGTGATGCCGTAAGGACCGGCGTCACCGCGGACCTCGATCACTCGATCCTTGGGGGCCGTCTCGATCGGTTGCCACTTGCTCATTTACCTTGTCCCGAGGTTAGAGAATAAGTGGCTTCTTGGGATGCTTCTCACCGAACGCGAGGAGCACGCGGGCAAGCTCACCTTTGAGCATCTTGCCGTTGCTGTCGAATGCATCAGGAACGAGCTTGCGAAACTCTGCCGCCTGCCAAGCCTTCCCCATCTGATATTTGCATTCCATCACGTTCTTGACCGCGTGCGACTTGCCCCAATTGTCCATGTCCTGGCCGCATCCCGCTGGAGGTTCAGGGTCAACCCAAAACATAAACATGCTTGGATCTCCGCAGATTGGGCAGGCATACTTCGTCATGTTCGCTATCCGATGGTCAACGTCACTTGCGCTTAGACTTGTCGGGCACAACCAAAAAGCCCTCCTGCTTAAGGCCGAGGTCGAACTTGCCGCCCTCCTGTATCTGGTCGCTGATGCAACCGAGATAGTTCAGCTCTTCTTCGGGGTATCCCAGCAGTTCACCAAGAGATGCTTCAAACTCGCGGGCCTTGGCGTAAGTCATGCGCGCCATCGTGAACAGCGCGAATGCCTGCAAGCGTCTCTCTTTGGTGATCGGCTTCTTTCCGTTGCTCATATTGATTTCCTTTTCAACTCGTTAAAGCATCTGTCGCACAACAGCAGGTATCCGCGGATCGATCCTGTCGCCGATTGACTTCAGAGCCATCGCAAAACCAGCGGCAACGATAGCGTGCCCGTTCGGGTCGTTGCCGTGGCGCTCCATGACCAGTCCCGCCGCCTTGAGGATTTCGGATGCTACTTCCTGCGTCGCTTCGGCTCTGGCCGCATCCATCTCAGTCATTGGGTTTGCCCTTTGTGGTGTTTAACTCTTCGGTTCAAGGACGGGGCGCGCGCGGAAAGATGCGCCCTTGGAGCAAACGTGGTAGTCGGGCTTGTCGTATGTTTTCGTGCAGTCATCGACAATCCAAAGACAATGCTCGGCGTCGCCCTCCGCAAAAGCGACAAGACAATCCGGATCGATGCCGCTGCGGCCTTTCACAAATAGCGCCCGGGCCGGTACCTCGTCCGTAATCCATATCTTCGGGATCATTCCTGTTTTCCCTCTGCGGTCTTTAACGCTGCGTCGGTTCTCGTGAGTTTCCCGGATTGCACGGCAGCATCAAGTATCTTGCGAATGATGCTCCACCGATCGTCCATCGAGAAGATCTCGTAAAACATCGGATCCTCGCGGCAGGCGGCTTCGTCGCAAACGAACAGAAGTGCCTCGTCTCGCTCGCTCATTTGGAGTCGCCTTTCTCGTCAGACAACGCAGCTTTCACCAGATCCAGTGTATCCGGCGCGCAGTTGCCGATGTTCTTCTGATCGAACCAGACGGCCTCCAGCGCCTTCCGCGCGATCGCAAGCTGGTCTTCGAGACATATGATCTGCTCGTAGTACTGATCCCCGCGCTCAGTGGCGCTCGCAAGCTGGGCGCGGAGGCTGTCTCGCTCTCGTTCCACAACGACGGCTCGATCAATCCACCACCGCACCCCTTGTTCAATGTCGCTTTGATCACTCATTATCGCCGCCCTTTCGCGAAACGAAGTAGTTGATTCCGCGCTCGCCGACATCGAATCCGACAATATGTTCACCTGGCTGAAGCTCTCCCTTGGGGAAAAGCTCGGTCGCGAGCCGCTGCCAGCTTATGAAATTGCCGGTTGTCGGCACTTCGTTGGTGATCTTGATCAGCATGTCTCAACCTTTCCCTGCCGGGGCATCAACGCTGCTTTTCTCGGCCTTCATCCGCACATACTCGGCTGCGGCTTCTTCGGCCGTCGCAAAATTCCTGCTGTATACGAACTTTTCACAGCCGGCGCTGATGCGGGCATAGTACGGCTTGCGCCAATGCTGCGGGCTGCAACGCTTCCTGACGCCTGGGAAACCATGCTTGTTCATGGGAACACCAAGCTTAATTGAGTTGGCTTGACCCTGATGCGTTCGATGAAGGCTTTGGCTTCTCGCCAGTCATTGGCGTTCCGGCCTTGTCTGCGAGCTGCAAACGACCACGCCATGGAATCGGCCGAATGCAGGCAATCCCGCACGACCCACGAACTCAGGGCCGTTGTCTTCAAGCCGAACCCGTGTAGCCGCAAATCCGAGCGGCAGCGCTTGATGGCGGTCAAGATCTGTTCGATCTGTCCGATATCGGCATTGCGCTTGCAGATCGACCCAACGCCGACATAGGCATAGCGCTTTAGCCGATCTCCGTACATTTCGAGATGCCGCAGGTAATCCGCGACGGTGTAGCCCTGAAGAACGGGCATGATGTAGATGCGCGGATCGACAAGATCGACCAGGGCGTCGTAACGCTCTATCGTGAGCTTTTGGTGCTCCTCGACTGTCAGACCCGTTTTGGCGAGAATGAAAGGCTCGCACATGTAGTCCTGCGCGACAGCCGCAACTAGCGTTGGATCGTCGGCCCAGCGATTGATCTCCGCGGCATACTCGGCGACTGACGAGCGATAGCAGCCATGGGTGGCGATCTCGGTAAAGGCCCCGCTGTCCATGATCCACGCGCCGGCACCAATTGCCTTTTTGCGACCGCGAATGCGGTTCACGCTAACGAAAGCATGGTCGAAGCGCTTCGCGTCGCTGGGCTGGTGTAGGCCGACGTAAAACATCACTGGATTACCTTAATTCCCAATTATCGGAAACGCCGCAGATATTCGAGGTCCTTGCGCAGCTTCTCGTTCTCGGTCTCCAGATCCTTCATCCGCATATCCTGCAGCTCCTGTGGGACGTGCTTGGCAACCGCTTCCCGGATCTTCACGCAATCGTACCGATCGGCCAGAGCATAACGCTCCAGCGCCCAGCGCTCGCCAGCCATGAGCGCTTCGACGGAATCGTCGATCTGCCGCCAGATTGTACCCTGCAGGTTGCTCTCGACGTTGCTGAGAAACCAATCCTCAAGGGCAGATTGCATCCCCTCCATGAAGGTGTCGGCAGCCTTCTTGATCATCGGCTCAAAGTTCTTTGGCTCGTAGTGCTCCATGAACTTTTGGGCGGTCTCGCGCGCCGCAAAATAGTGTGGCCCAAGGGTCTCGTAGCCTTCAGCCTGATCAAGAAATTTTTGGTCCATGGTGTTTACCTTTGTTTCCCATTACCGCCGTCACGCCGGCTGCTTCAAGAACTCGATCGCCTTGCCGACCTTCTCGCGCAGCGGCTTGAACGGATGCTCGTCGGTCCATGCGATCCGTTTGCGCTCGTCGGTCTGCGCGGTCCATGTCGCGGACAACTGATCGGCGTTTGTGGCGCCGCTGATGATGGCCGCCCATTGCTGGTGATACTCGGCCGCGGTCGGAACATCGTCAGCAGGCCCGGCCGGTGGGTTGCCGGTCTGGGTTATGGCCGGGCCTGCTGCTTCCACCGCGTGTCGCTCCACGATCCGCGGTGAAACGGAATCTCCTTTCGCCCATCGCGCGAACGCGGCGCCCATCCGCTCATCGAGCGGCTTGCCGGTTTCGATGAATGGCGCGAGGTAGTTCGGAAGCTTGATGATGAAATCCTCGCCGATCTTGTCGGACTGCCAGACCGGGACGCCATCGGCGCGCGGCGGCAGGATGCAGGTCAGATCCAGGGTGTGGACGATCTCCAGCGGCGCGACGGGCTGCCAGCCGATGTTGATGACCTTCTTGCCTTCCTGCTTGGTCTTCTCGCGGGCACGGAACGTGAAGATGATCGGCACCTTGATCTTGAGAATCGCGTTGATCAGTTGCTTGCGGGCCGCTGCCGGCTTGGCCCACGCAGCCCATTCGTTGCCGCCCATCTTCGGCACCATCTCGTCGTGCCATTCGAGATAGGCGACGTGCTCGTCGGACATGGAATCGACGATGATGGCGGCGGGGTTCGCCGGCAACTGAGCAATGATCGCGTCCTTGAAGTCGTTCGACCGCCCGTTCGGAAGCTCCACGATCTTAAACGGGATCTGGTCGTTATACTTGCGCGATCGCCCGCCCTCGGTGTCGATGACGTGGATGTCGCCGCCGCGCACCGACTGGATGCCCTTGGCGAGCCGCAGCGCGC